TTCCTTTTATACAAGATATAGATTTAAAAATACCAAATAGCATATCATGGCAACAGTTAAAGACGTAAAAGAAAAAGCAAAAAAAGAACAAGAGGACTTTATTGATACAGCGACTCTTCCTAAAATGGATACTGGGATTCCATTAACTGAATCAGAATTATCTATGATTAAAAAGTTAGATGAAAGTAGAGTAAGAGTAAAAGAAGAATTTTACGTCCTAGCTGTTTCTGAAGTAAATTTAGAGGAACGTCGTAAGAAAAATAAACAAGCATACTTAGAGAACGTTGAATTTGAAAAACAACTTGGCGAAATGCTTAGTAACAAGTATGGCGACGGTATAGTAGACCCTATTAACGGGGTATTCATCCCTAAATAGGTTACCAGACTTTTCTGCTATTTATTTATGTATTTAAATACCAGTCTGTCAAGATTGGTTTAGACTTTTGGCATATATTTATAATAGAAATAAAATTTAACTTTTCCTAAAATGGCAGAAACTATTATCTCCCCAGGTGTATTTACCAGAGAAAACGATATATCTTTCGTTCAACCGGCACCTGCTGAAATCGGAGCAGCAATAATCGGACCTACGGCTAAAGGACCTGTAGAGATACCTACTATTGTTAGTTCATATAACGATTACGCACGTCAGTTCGGTGTAGTATTTGAATCTGGTTCAACAAATCACGAATATTTAACTTCTATCGCAGCAAAAAGCTACTTTGATCAAGGCGGTGAATCTCTATTAGTATGTAGAGTAGTATCAGCTTCTTCAACATGGGCTTCTGCAGAATCATCTTTCATCTCAGCTTCAGGTCAAGGAAGCACTCAGCCGTTCGTAATTAAGACACACGGTAAAGGAGAGCTATATAATAATGGTACTGGTTCATTAGACCCAGGACTACACAATAGCGATGGTTCGTTAAAGTCAGGTTCAGCTGATAACCTTAGATGGGAAATTTCAAACGTAGATTCAGCTCAAGGTACTTTTACTTTACAGGTACGTAGAGGTGATGACAATCACAACAACAAAATCGTATTAGAGACATTCAATAATCTTTCTTTAGATCCTAATTCTACAAACTATATTGCTAAAGCAATTGGTGATCAGTATAAGTCTATTTCTGCCGATGCAACTCAGATCACTACTACAGGAGATTATCCAAGTCTATCTAAATACATTTATGTAAGCTCTGTAAACTTAGAAACTCTAAATTATTTAGGAAATGACGGAGTTACTATCAATACTGATGGTAGTGGAGATGCATTTAGTACTTACTTACCAGTAGCTGCTTCAGGATCATTCTTTAACGGAGTTGGTTCTAATGCAGTAGGTGGAGCTAAATACTATAAAAATATCAACATCAACGATACTCAAGGATTAGACGGAAGCGATTATAGCAACATTATTACATTATTAGGTAATAAAGATGAATTCCAATTCAATGTTATTTCTGCTCCAGGTCTTATCGACGACTTCCACGGAACTCAAGTAGATTCTCTTATCTCTCTAGTAGAGTCAAGAGGAGATAGTATTGCTGTAGTAGACCTTAAAGGATACGGAGCTACAGTAGCACAAGCTAAAGCTAAAGCTGGAGAGCACAATAGTTCTTATGCAGCTAATTACTGGCCATGGGTACAAGTTGCTTCTGCAACAGGAAGAAACGTATGGGTACCTGCTTCATGTGTTATCCCAGGAGTATATGCATTCACAGATGGTGCTTCAGCTCCATGGTTTGCACCTGCTGGACTTGTAAGAGGTGGATTAGTAGGAGTTATCCAAGCAGAAAGAAAACTTACAAGAACAGACAGAGATACATTATACAGTGGTAAAGTAAACCCAATTGCTACTTTCCCAGGATCAGGTATTTCAGTATTCGGTCAGAAAACTTTACAAACTAAAGCATCAGCTTTAGATAGAGTAAATGTTAGACGTTTATTAATCGAGTTAAAAAGATTTATCGGAAACCAAGCTAACAACTTAGTATTCGAACAAAATACAATTGCTACTAGAAATTCATTCTTAGCTGCTGTTAATCCTTACTTAGAAGGAGTAGTACAGAGACAAGGTTTATATGCTTTCAGAGTAGTAATGGACGACACAAACAATACTGCTGATGTAGTTGATAGAAACCAATTAGTAGGTCAGATTTATATCCAACCAGCTAAGACAGCAGAATTTATTGTACTAGACTTCGTAGTAGAACCAACTGGTGCATCTTTCGGAGCATAATTTAAAAATAGAATATTTATAATAAAGTAACTAATATAACATGGCAACATTAGACCCAAATGAAATAATGTTTAGAGCGTTCGAGCCAAAAGTACAGAATAGATTTATTATGTACATGGACGGTATTCCATCATTCATGGTAAGAAACGTTACAGCTCCAAACTTCACAGATGATCCAATCAAACTAGATCACATTAACTCTTACAGAAAAATCAGAGGAAAGAGAGAATGGGGAGATATGGACATGACATTATATGATCCAATCACACCATCAGGAGCACAAGCAGTAATGGAATGGGCTCGTTTATCTTACGAATCTGTAACTGGTAGAGCTGGATATGCTGACTTCTACAAAAAAGACTTAACATTAAATGTACTAGGTCCTGTAGGTGATATCGTTTCTGAATGGGTCATAAAAGGAGCGTTCATCACTAACTTTGCACAAGGGTCATTTGATTGGTCAAGTGCTGAGACAGTAGAGTTAACAATGACAGTTGCTATGGACTACTGCGTACTAAACTACTAACGCTACACCACATATTCTAAATTAACCCGGATTTTTCCGGGTTTTTTGTTTGCCTATAAAATTTTTTATTCATATATTTATTATAAGACAAGTTATACTTAAATAAAATTTATGGCTGAATTTAAATTACCAACCGAAACGGTTGAATTACCATCCAAGGGATTATTATATCCTGCTGATTCTCCACTAGCTGAAGGAAAAATCGAAATGAAATATATGACAGCTAAGGAAGAAGACATTCTTACTAATCAAAACTACATATCTAACGGTACAGTAATTGATAAGTTACTTAAATCAATGATTGTTACTGAAGGAGTAAACTATGGTGACTTATTAGTAGGAGATAAAAATGCTATTATGGTTGCTGCTCGTATCTTATCATACGGTAAAGATTACCCAGTTACTTATTTAGGAGAAGAAGTTAATGTAGACTTATCTACATTAGGAAACAAACAAGTTGATTACTCTATCTATAAAGACCGTAAAAATGAGTTCGAAGTCGCTTTACCTAAATCAGGCAATTTAGTTACTATAAAAGTATTAACTCATAATGATGATTCTAATATCGGAAGAGAAATACAAGGTCTTAAAAAGATCAATAAAGATGTAAGTCCCGATATAACAACAAGGCTTAAGAATATGATTACATCTGTTAACGGTTCAAGAGAACAAAAAGATATTAGAGAGTTTGTAGATAAGTACCTACTTGCTATAGATGCTAGAGCAATTAGAAAAGAATATGAAAAAATATCACCAGATATTGACCTTACTTATTACGGTAAGGAGGGTGCTGAGGAGGGCATCCCGGTCCGTATAGGACTTGACTTTTTTTGGCCTGACCTCTGATCACCGTCAAGCAGTATTTAGAGAACTACACGAGATAGTTTTTCATGGAAACGGAGGGTATGACTGGTACACTGTATACAACATGCCTATATGGCTAAGAAGGTATACTTTCAATACTATGAGAGAGTATTTTGAAGCTAGCTCTAGAAAACCGGAAAAAGCAGATAATCAGGATCTTACAAAAGGACCAGATATCAAACCTTCTTACACGACAAAGGCCTCAAAATAGAGGTCTTTCCTATTTATAAAAAAGAACTACACCTATGGCTGAAGAATTTTCAGGATTTAGTAACCAACAAGTTAGAAATGCAGCTACTATCAAAGATAGTATGGCTGAAATTAATAATTTAACTAAGCTATATAATAAAGCCTTAGGAACTGCTGAGCAGATTATAGCTGATGTTGCCACTGAGTATAGAGGCATTAAAGCCGGAGCAGATGAAGTTAAAAATATCCAAGAAAAAGCAGCAAAAAGCTCAGCAGCTACTGCTAAGGCATTTGAACAGCAATCTAAACAGTTAAATATTGTAGCTAGATTAAATGCACGAATAGATAGATTATATAAAGCCGCCCAAAGAGCATCAGGAGATACTAAAGAAAATCTCATAAACCAAGCTAGAGTACTTGGTTCAGCAAGAGATAACGCACAATCCCTCGCAAATTCTTTTGGTCAGTTAGCAGAAGATAGTAATAAACTAACTAAATCTAATTACGTTTTTTCTAATTTAGCTGAAATCGCAGAAGCTTATGGGTCAGCTAATTTGGCAAGACCTTTTTCAGTAGCCGCAGAAGCAGCACGGCAAGTTACGTTGGAAAATGCTAAAGCCGCTTCACAACGAGCAGCTATAGACGAAGCTCTTAAAACGAATAGTGCTGAGCTAACTGATGCTAAATTAGAAGAGCTAGGATTACAAGATCTCATAGATAAAAATTCAACTAAGAGTAAAAAAGTACAGTTACATTTAGCTAAAAAGGGACTTAAAGAAAGTAGTGCAGGTTTGGCCGGAATAAAAGCAGGAGCAAAAGCAATCGGACCGGCTCTTTCAAAAGCCTTCGCACCTCTTGCAATAATTCAAGCAATCGCTAAAGGTATCAAACTTCTTTTCGATGCTATGTTTGCAGCCGATGCACAAATAGTCGGTCTTCAACGTAGTTTAGGTTTAACTAAAGAATCTGCTAAAGCTACAAAAGAGCTCTACATGGAAGAAGCTCGATTAGCAAGAGCTAAAGGATTGACCAATGTAACAGCAGAAAAGTTGATAGAAACTAACGATAAGTTAAATGATTCGTTAGGTCTTTCTGTCAAATTTGGAGCAGATATCACCTCTTCTTTTGTTACTTTAACTGAAAGATTTAGAATATCTGAAGCAACTGCACTTAAATTACTACCTACCTTAGCAGCAATGGGCGGACCTGTCGACAAGACACTCGAGTCGATGGAAGCTGTTGTAGGTCGAATGAGAATGGCGGGTGAAACCGCAATGGGATTCGACGATGTCCTTAATGCAATAGGAGAGACATCTAACTTAATGAAAGTAAGATTTGGCGGTTCAGCCGAATCCCTTGTTAGATCTGTAACTGCAGCTAGAAGATTGGGTATGTCCTTAGATGAAGCTCACAACATGGGTAAAGGTCTAAATGATGTTCAAGAATCCTTTGTTGCACAGTCTAATTTAGCTGCTGTAGGTCTAGGAGATATAAATGTACAGAGAGCTTTAGAATTAAAAGCACAGGGTAAATCATTACAGGCAACTCAAGAAATTTACAAACAGTTTCAAAAGATTCCTTATGAAATGAGGAAAATGCCTCATATTCAGGAAATGTTTAACAAAGCATTTGGTGCAAATATTGAACAAATAGAAGAAAATTTGCAAAAACGTCGTGAAGAATTAGCTCTTGGCAAAGAGAGAGAGAAAAATCTTACGGAATTAGAAGAATATGAAAAAAAACTTCTTGCAGATTTATCCTTAAGTAATCAAGAAAGAGAACGACTACTTAAACTTGAAGCTGATAGGTTAGGTCTCTCAGAAGCAAACTTCAAATCAATAGCAACTACAGCAACAGCACAAGAAGAATTTGCTAGTGCTATGGCAGCGTTAAAATCTGAATTTGTAAATTTAGTTCAAAGCGATGTACTTAGTGACTTTACTGAAGTACTTAGAAACTTCACTGCTCACCTATCCTCTGGGGGTTCTATAATGGGCGGTCTGTTAGGATTTGGTTCAAGTTCCGAAGAAAGAGAAGCAGACTTTACAGATGCTCTAGAAAAGTTCGACAAAGACGATACTAACCAGCAAAGACAAGTTACTATGCTTATCAGAAGGTTAGGAAAAGACAAAGTACTTACTCAGCAAAATATAGATAGATTAATTAATGAACAAGGTATAGATAAGGCTTTAATTAAAAACACTATAGATAGTTTTTCAAATACAAGTGCTGCTGGAAATTCAAGTATACGTAAAGCAGCTCAAAAAATTAATGTAGAAGATTTCCAGATTAAAACTCACCCCAAAGATACTTTAGTAATGGCTGGTGGTACACGTTTTGGCGAAGAAACAAACAAATTACTTAGAGAGTTAATTGCGACTGTTAGAGAAGGTGGGGATGTAGTTATGGATGGTAATAAAGTGGGATATACCTTATCTATGGCAGGTAGTAAATTTTAATGTATGGCATTAATTAATAAATTTAAAAACGGAGAGACACAACTTAACAAGCTTAAGTTTAAACCTAATATGGATCAAGGTTTACCTCCTATTGTACGTAAAAGAATACCCACAGGAGAAAATCCTAAAGCTCCTTTTTCTGGAAACGCATTATCTACCCGTATTGATGATCTACAGAGAATAGGTACTCTACTTGTACGTAATCAAGGTTTAAAGTTTATCGGTAACAATACTTTATTGAAAGGGTCGATAGCATTATCTAAGCAAAGTAGTTTAAATAAAACTGGGCTAAAAGATAAGCTTGATACAATAAAAGATGCCTATTCAAATTCTGACGTTCTCGGCAACACAGCTAAATTATTATTTCAAACTATAAAACAAGTTGGGGTATCCGGCACAGGAACTCATTTTGTAAGAGGTACATTAGATAGAGACGTAGAAGATAAAAAATATCTCAACCAAGCGATCAAGAAGAATCCTGTTTTCGACTCACTAGGACAGCCAGGAGCAGTTTATGCAGATAAAGATAGACCTGTTAGTGAGGGATTCGGTAGAGAAGAAAACTCTGTAATTACCTCAGACCTGTTAAATAGAGTATATCCTTATGAAGGAAAAGAATACGAAGGTCCGTCAGCAGCTGATTATATTAAATTTAATTTTGAAGTACTAGCTCCTGAAAAAGATAAGAAAAATGTATTTTTACATTTTAGAGCTTTCCTAGATATGATATCAGATAACTTTTCCGGTAATTGGAATAGCTACCACTTTAACGGAAGAGGAGAAAATTTTCATACTTACGAAGGATTTGATAGACAGGTATCTATAGGATTTAAAGTAGCTGCAATGTCGAAAGAAGAACTTAAACCTATATATCAAAAATTGGTTTACCTTGCTTCTACAACAGCTCCTACTTACTCTAAAGAAGGATTTAAACGAGGTACTATTGTTAAAATGACTGTAGGAGATTATATAGTAAAAACCCCTGGATTTTTAACCTCCGTCA